CATCGTTTCCACGTTGCCGCCTGTAGCCGTTTTGATTTCTTCTAGGAATTGCGCCCATCCTACCGCTTGCAAATGAGTTTGATTAAATTGCAATCCTAAAGATTCTGCTGTTTCAAATGCCTCTTTGCTTGGTTTAATTATATTGGATAATGCGGCTTTCAGTCCTGTCATAGCCGCGCTTGTCTGCGTACCGTTTGCAGTCAATGACGCTACAGACGCTAATAGTTCATCAATGGACATACCTGCACTTGCCGCTGTGGGGATAACTTGACCGATTGATTTGCCGATTTCATCTACCGTAGTTTTACCTAAATTTTGCGTTACAATAAGTCTATCCATCATATCTGAAGCACGTTCTGTTTCCATGCCATACGCATTGATTATTGTCGTTAGCGCGTCCGTTGCGGTTGTCATGTTCGTAAAACCTGCTTTTGCGCCTTCTGCCGACACGCGCATAAAATCAACCGCTTTTGAAGCGTCCACGCTTGCGGATATTGCCTGATATGTACCTTCCGTTAATTCTGTAACACTTACGCCTGTTTCATTGGAAAGTTGTATCAATCCTTGGCGCATTTTTCCCATATCAACCACGGATGTATCTACGAGGGTTGACACTTTTGCTAATCCAACCGTAAAATCTGAATTTAATTTTGCGCCTGCTGTTGCCGCCGCCAATATCGGCGCAGATAGCAACGCAAACTTTTCACCTAATGCAGATATAGATTTTCCTGTGTCCTTTATACTTTTTGCTGTTCTTAATTGTTGTGAACGGTGTTCGTCTATATTTTTTGTCGCTTTCTGTATTACGTTTGTAAAATTATCTTTCAAACGCAATACCGCATCAATAATTTGCATATAATCACCTACCAAAATAAAAAAGAACATATAGTATTTAATCTACTATATGCTCTTTTGATATATTTAATTGTTATTCCCATTCGTCAGACGGTGAATTTTCTTTTATACGTTGCTCTAATTCATAACGCATGAAAGCATAAATTATCTTTTTTTCGTTCTTTCCCATGCTTAAAAATTCGATAGGCTTTATATGGTGAAAACGGAAAAGGTAATATTGTAAGTTTATTTCACCGTCTGATTCTATTAGTTTTTTACCGTTTCGTCAATTTCATTTTGAGATGTTTCTACACCGCACAATTCTGATACCGTTTCAGCAATCTTACCGATTTCTCCTGCTAAAAATAGCTTTGCAACTAAATCATTCGGCGTTGCCGATGAATAATGTTTAAGCAGTTCAGCATTTCTAAAATCAGGTTCAACAACGGCATTTACTACCATCTCTAAACCGATTTTATAGTTATTGGATTTCTTAACTTTGCCGCTCTTGCTGTATTCGGTGTTATTCTCCGTGATTTCTGCAAGTAGTTCTGTGTCTAGTGCTTGTACTGTAACTGAAAATTTTTCGTTAAACATTTTTGACAGACGCGGAATCTCAATTTCACGTTTTGGTTTTTCCGTTACCTTTGCGGCATCTGCTTTCAAAAGTCTTTCTAACGCGTTCATTTTATATGCACCTCTTATTATTATTGTTTATATTATTGTTTATCCTTCAATTTGGTCCAAAATTGAAAAATCTTCAAAACTGAAATTATAACTTTCTTCGCCGAGCTTACCAACGCTCCAGTTAATTAAATCTACGCTGTCAATTAAACAGTTATATAGCGCAATGCGTTCAGTACCGAGCGCATCGGGGTCTTCCACTTTAGAAATTATGGTACAAAGAACCTGTTTACCTTCCTTTATGGATGGTGCGAGCTTTTTGATAAAATAAGAAGATACTTTATGTACCTTGAATGAACCTTTACCCGTATATCCCGTGACTTTATAGCCTTTGGACATTTTGCGTGCGATTTTAACCTCCACTTTGTCAGCGGATAGTGTTGCTTTCAATTCTTGAATTTCTGCAATCTCAAAACCATCAATCCACATAGCCCCATAAGTGCCGTATACTACCTGCTTAGACTGAATTTCTTTCATTTATATTCACCTTCTGTATATAAATAGATGTAAAGGAAGATTTTTATTTCTTCCCCACATCTGCCATTTTTTTATTCCACCGTGCAGTTTACCGCAATGTTTTCAATCGCATCGAGCATGGAAAGATTTGCGCCTAGGAAAACATTGTCATGAATATTTAGCTCTTTAATCTGCTGTTCACTCATTTGTTCAAGCTCATCGCGCGTGTTTTTACCGTTGGATTCACGCCAATTTTTTACCGCCGTAGTGTCGATGAAACATTCATTTTGACCGCGCTCTAACAAACCTTCCGTTTCTAATGTATGGAGATAGCCGTTAATCGCTGTGACAAGTAGACATCTGTTATCATAGCTGTTTGCGTACTTACCAATATATGAATCATGTGAGGTCTTCTTAATGTCGTAGTGAATCATATCCATAAGGTCAATTAGTTTGATTTTCTTGAAATCGTCACCCTTGCCCTGCATCGTGGTTATGAAAGAGTTAATTCCGCGTGCAATCTTATGTTTTTCACCATCAAAAAATATAAATAGTTCACCTTTGCCGATTTTCGCATCCATTTCTTCATCTGTGTACTGTTCCACTTCTACAAGTTCAGGAAGTGGCGCATAAGTGCAACTAATAATAGCAGGTGTGCCGCAAATTATTCCTGCAATGCGACTACAATAATCTTCGGTTGAAAATGTCTTTGCCTTGGTGCGAATAAGTGTATTTGTAAAGTTTACGATACCCTCATTATCAGCGTTACAATTTGGAAGAACCGCGCAAACCTTAGTGTCTTTTGTTGTTCGCATTCCTTTTATCCATGTGGCGATTTTTTCGGTGTACTTTTCTTTGATTCCGGGGATAACAAGCCAATTAAAATAGGTTTTTTCTAACTTCTTCAATACCTTTGTAAAATCTGCATCAACCGTTTTTTCTTCCGTCTCGCCGCTTTGACCTCCCTCTTTAGGAACGGTGCTTGTTACTTCGCCTTGGCACTCCATAACAATTATCTTACGTGGCGCAATCTGATAACCTTTTAACGCAAGCTCAGCCTGTTCTTTCTTGTATTTTGTCCATGATTCTGGAATATCGTCCACATTGTAAATCTGGGTTATATTGTCACTAGGATTACTTACTGGAAAAACCATTGCGATAATTCCACGCTGTGAACGCTGAATTGCGGTTATTCCCTTTTCTCTAAAACTAATAAAAACATTAGGCATTTTTAGGCTCATAGTTTTATACCTCCGTTATATAACGATTATTTAACTTTTGTTGTTTTGATAAATGTTTTCAATTTTGATATTAGTAATTTTATCTTCGCCGAGCGTATCAAAATATTCGAATTGCAAAGTAAAATAAATTATGTCTGCATCTTCCCCATCTGTTATAGCTGAGATGTTATTTATTTTGATATACCTATCTTTAACTGAAAAGCCTGCGTGAAATAGCTGTGATATATTATCTTTAATATTATAAAATTCTACTGCATTCGTTTTGTTCTTTGTAGCAAAATATGTTATATATAAATTTCCGCTGTTGAAAAATTTATGCTTACCTACTTGTTTTCTTAAAATGTTTAGTTGCAAGAAGAAGCAAGGTGAATCACAATTTTCTTTGCTATCATCTAGGTATACCGTGTAATTGTATATAGATTTTAGTTTATTGCGTACCTGCTTTAGAATTTCTACGCTATTTAACACTGTGATTCACCTCCTCAACTTAACTTATTTTTTATATCATCAAAAAACTTTTGTAATTCCGTCTGCATAATATCCGAGTTTTGAAATTCTTGCATGGTTACATCAAAAAAATGTTTGCCTTGGACGAATCCAATAGTATTTCCCTTACGGTCTTTCTGAACGTGACCGCGCTCGACTAAGTGATATACCTTTGATTTGTTTTTTAACTCATATTGTATCTCGTCTGATGAAATGCCAGTGATTTTACCATTCCAACTTTTAGATAGCTTGCCCGTCTCGCCAACAGGGGAATTTTCCTTTGCTAATTTCTTTAATTTATTCCCTGCGCGTTTCAGATGTTTTTCGGCTGTTTCGGTATATTCATTTACCACTTGATTCAGTTTATCTTTGAATTCGTCAAGATTTTCAAAATAAAATTCCGCGCTCATCCTTCCCAGCCTCCGCTATTCGGTTTTTTAGGTTTAGGCTTGGGATTTTCATTTTCTTCTTGCTTTCCTCGAATCTTTTCAACGCAGTATAGTTCCAATGATTCATTTGCCATGTCAGGGTTTACAACGCTTTGAATTTCATAACTATGCTTGCCATATTCCACTGTATCAGATTGATAAATGTTATTTCTATATCTTATAATTATAACAACATTCTCCGCATTACTTATTTGCTTTGCTTCGTAATATTCCCTTCCGCGTGACGGTTTAATACTTGCGCTGATATTTTTATACTTAATTTCCGTTACCGTCTTGTCAAATCCATTTACTTCTTTAGTCACTCTACCAACTATATTTATTTTTTTATTTAGCGTTCCTGCGTCGTAAATCATTTCAATTCACCTCGTATGAAGGTGATATTTCAATATGGTTTAGCATTGTGGTTATTGTATGCGGAATTTCAGACGCGTTGGTTCTTCCGTTCATCGCATTGCGATTGGTATACCAATGACTTACAAGCAATTTAACAAGCATTTGCATAACGCTATCATCATCTATAAATTTCTTTCCCGTTGACCGAGAAATATATACTTTACTTGCATTGACTAATTCTTGTAGTATTTCATCGTCGCAGGTAATATCATCGTCAATGCGTAGGTAGTTTTTCAAGATTTTTAACTCATTCATTTTCAACCACCTTTTTTTATTATAAAAATAAATGGGAATATGCAATCTATATACACATTCCCATCTATATTTTCTATATACTATTTATTTTATGCGTTGCTCTTATTGATAAATACTAATCCGTTCTTGTCTACAAGTTTTCCATCTACAGCGGCAACGCTCTGATAAACCTTATTTCTTGTTGCGTTATCAATGTAAGTAACCAAATCAATGTCATACGCGGTATTCATCACATACTTGTCAAGCTGAACAACGAACGCAACTGTTTCGCCCTTTGCGGCACTATCATAATCCTTCATCCAATCTGTAACAATTACGCGTGTACCGAAAATTTCAAAACTTGGATTGCCGTCAATTCCTTGGTTCATTCTAGCTACGGGTTGTCCCTGCTTATCAACAATGGCAAGGAATGTATAGAATGTTGCTTCATTCATAACAAGAACCGCACCTGTTCTGTATGCGCTTGGGATAGCTTTCTTGATTTTTACAATATCCTCGTATGCAAGTGTTTTACTTAATTCAACTGTCTTAGCGGCGGTTTCCTTCAAAATTCCTTTAGGTTGACCTGAGCCGCTACCGTTAATGATTGCGGATTCCATTGCTTTAGCCATCGCCGCTGATACATTATTTGCAATTGCCGCTTCAAATGCTGAAAGCGTTTGAACGCGTGCAAGGAATGATAAACCGATAGCCTTGACGAGTGGATATGCCGCGAATGTAACTGAACCTGTTACTTTACCCTCGACCGCAACGCCTGTGTTAGACATATCTGTTTCGGTTGTCCAAATTGCAGGAGAAGCTAATTCGCTTGTTGGAATTGCAACGCCAGCGGGATAGTTCATCTTCGTGACAAGTGGTAAGATGTTGCCATAGCTTTCAAGTTTTTCGACGATTTGGTTTAAAACTGTTGTAGGGATTACTGCTGAATTGCCGCTTGTCATAGCGACCGCACGGAACTCCTCATTCATATTGCCTGTCATGGCAAAATTCATAAAAGCATTACGATATTCTACGCTATCGAATTGTGTATTCATATTTACATCACCTTTTCTTTGTTCGACTAAATTTGTTTTTGTAACTTCTTCTTGAATAATGTTTGCTTCAATTTCATCATTATTGATTTTGTCTGCGATTTCCTTGCGCTTTTCTATTTCTGCAATTTCCTTCTTGCGTAATTCTTCCGCATACGCGTTCAAATCGTCCATTTCTTCGTTTAGAAGTTTCAATGTTGCAAGGTCAGCATTTGCGCTTTCGTCTAAGATTTCTGCCTTGCGAATTTCGATTTCTTTTAGATTCATGTGTTGTGTCACCTCATATAAATTATTATATCTAATATTATTACATTATATTTCATACTTCTGTTTTTCGCCAACGCCTATATTTCACAAGGCAAACAAAAAAGAGAAATATAATCTCTCTTCCCGTGAATCCGCGTGAAATATAAAGTTGTTAATGGTTGCGCTTTTTCTTTTCTACGGGGTTCCCGTCCATCAAAATATAAGTATATGCCGCTGAAATGCTATCGGTCACGTCATCGTTATATGGTTCAGTAAAACTTTCTTTGCCGAAAACGTCTATGATTTTGTTTTGAACTTCTTGTTTTAGTTCTTTATTTGTCTTTTTCGTTCCATCTGTTTTCTTTACCGACATACCGCCTAACACCTTTGATTTTAGCGTCATTACTGGATAATATACAACAGGGATTTTATTTTTTTGTGCTATCAATAGCATTACGCCGTGTACAAAACATAACTTTTCGATTGTCTGCTTGTTCAATCCAACGAACGGTGCTTCAACTGAAAAAGCATTTGGTTTATATTCGTTGATAACATTTTGCAATTTGCTTTCAAAATTAACAAGTGTTTCATTTATTGACATTTTGTTTCGTGGTATATCACCGTATTTCAATAAGATAGGTTTATTTTTCGTTTATTTTATTACACTCCAACCCGTATTTTTTATTGATATGTCTAGTCCTAAAACTATTGTATTTTCTTCTATCATATACCGTATTTCCCGTAAAGATAATATTTTATTCTATTATATGATTCATCACCACAATACTTGTTATTCAACATTGTGAAGAAATAATAATACAACAACGAATCTATATTCTTACAATCACGGCGTATAGTATCATCTCTTAAAATACTTGTGTCTATGCCTTCTATTTGATTTAAGAAATATCTACGGATTCTATAATTGCGAATATTATCGTTTTTGATATAGTTATATTCTTTCCTTTTTGTGTCAAATATTATATTCTCTAGTTCTTCGTGAATATCTTCCAATTCACACTTATAAAACGCTAATAGTTTACCTAGTTTACATTTATCATCCATTATATCTACCTCTTTTATACTATATAAAAATATTATTCTATATATATCATATAACACCGAGGCAGATTTATTTGTTATACCTTTGCTTTTAGCACAATTTTTTCGCGTTGAATTTTCAAAAGTTCTTCATCAAATTTATCGAATGACCTTTTTACAATATCAACATCTGTGGCATTATATGCAGGTAAATCAACCACTGATACATCCACTACTTTACGAATTTTTGAGATGTGCCGCACATATTTAGCTTCTGATACTTTTTCGATATAATCTTTATCCACAACATAGCCGTATGACATCTTGTTTATATCTTTACGCTTGATAAGTTCGTATATGTCTTTACCTTGTGACGTTTCTGCAATATCGGCTTCGATGTGCAAGCCGCGCTCGTCAACATTTAGCCGCAATGTATCATTTGATGTTCTTGCAAGAATGCTGAAATTATCGCTATGGTTATAGCGTAAAACAACGTTTTTCATGTCTGCGCCGTCGAATGCTCCTGCGTCAACCACTTCCCAATAATCCACGCCGTTTAATGAATATAGACAAGTAGCCGCGTCAAATATCGTTGCATATCCTTCTATTGTCTGCCGTGATTGTTCTACATTTGCCGCTTCTGCATAACCGACTGAACGAAATTCTGTTTGATTTTTCATCTTATCACCTTCTCTTCTCTTGATATTCTGTCTGATTCGTTGTATAATAGATATACAAAAGGTGCTATCGTGTAAACGGTCAGCTCCATCACACGCAAGAAAATCCCGCTTGAGTTGGAAGCTATGGGCGGGTTTTCTTATGCCTTAATTGCTACAATGCAAATTGTAACGAGGAACACTAACGCCAAAAAGTCGTATAGCTCCATCGGCATCGCCCCCGATCTAGGAGCGTGATTTAACCGTCCACCGAATAGATAGCACCATAAGCATTATATCACACACCGAGAGGATTCACCTCTCTTTTTTTTATTCTTCGCCGTCTGTACTATCTTCATCCTTCGCAGGTCTGCCAACGTCATTTAGACTTTTCAGTTTGCCTAATTGATAATCATTAACAATGTTTGTATTTGCGACGTTGAGCGTCTGCACGCGGTCATCGCCGTTCTCTATCGGCGGTAGATTTAGTAATTCAAGGCACTGATTTGTTGTCAACAGTCCGAGCGGTCGCAGTTCACGAATCAAATTAATCTTTGTTTTCATTTCAGAATACATCAGCCGATTGCCGCTGAAATGTATTGCGTAACCTTCATTTAGTTGTGCTTGATTAAATATCTTCCGTGTAAATTCTTGTGATAATGAAATACTGATAGGCTCTATGGCATTTTCGTAAAATGACTGCCATTCTGATTCACTATATTTCCCATTAACGATATTTTTTGAGATACCAAAATAATTATAGATATTATCACGAATATAATCTAACTGTGCCGTGTCAGCGGCTTCAGGTTCAGCATCTATCGCTTGGAATTCTACCGTGCTATCAGTTGTAATTATGCCGCCTTGTGTAGAATCGTGTAAGTTTTGGTTCAACTCTCTCGCTTTTTGCTTCCATGCGTCAGCCGCGGAATTACCTGTGATTCGCGCTATACCCTTGATTTTTCCGCTGTTCATAGCTTTGTTTTTGAAAGAAGTCTGTAAAATGTCAAGTGTTGCTAAATTATCGCTGATATTACTATCCGTGTGACTTATAAAATCACCATCGCCAAAACTATGGCGAATATGAATAATATCTGAATATGGAATTGTTTCTTTCTTTCCATTTCGGAATGAAAACTTTAAGTAAATTTCGTTGTCTAATTCTCTTGGTTCAACGCTCAGATAGTCAAGATTCCATAATGAAATTACATTATTAAATTTGTCGCGGTTAATTTTAACAAATGCATTTTGATTTTGAGTCAAATTATACGCCAACCTATAATAAAAATCATAAGCTGTGACGTAAATATTCGGCGCAAGCGTTAGGCAGTTTTGCAATACGCTGAATTCTTTGTTCGGTGTTCTTTTGCCGTTTTCTGTTTTGGTAATTGTTGGTTCTAATTTTGCTATATGCTTCGCAAGTGTCGCAAAACAGGTTTTTAGTAAAATGTCGTTTGAATAGTCATTTCTCGTAAAAAATACTTGCTGATAATCATTTAATAGTTCAAGTCTTACTGTTTGCGGCTCTTGCTTCTGTCTACCAAAGATACTATTGAACATGTTTCGTAATTCCATATAAGCACCTCCGTTTTGTTTGGAGAACTAACCTCCGTTATTATATTTATTTTCTATATTTATTACATTATATTTTATAAATCGTTTTTGTTATCTAAATATAGTACAAAAGCATCTAAAAACGAACTATATCCATCTATGCGCTTCGTTAAGTTACGATTTTTGTACGGTTTTATATTTCCCGATGTATCTGTTACGCACAGCGTATTCAAAAGACACCATTTGAAAATAGGGTTGTCATTATATATAATATCACGATTTTTGAAATATGCTTTCGACTCGAACATATAACTTGACAATCCTATAAAACTTTGATTGATAGGTTTACATAGATTTTTCCCGAAATTTTCTTCTAGTTCTTTCACGAGATACGAAGCGTTATAGCGGTCATATCCTATTTGATAAGCATATAGCCCATAATCATTTTGCAGTTCCAAAAACCAATTACAGACATCGCTAGGATTGATTATTCTACCTTCGCACAGCCGCATCAATCCGCGTGCTATCCACGCATCGTAAGGAACGCCGTCCTTTTCAATGTGTTCTTTCAAACTATCTTTTGGCATCCAATACATTTGATGAACATATAGCTTGCCATCGCAAGGAATCAGCGCGGTTGCCGCCGTCAAATCCGTTGTCTGCGATAGGTCTATGCCGCCTAAAAAGTATTTGCCCTGAAAATCTGCTATGTTAAATGTACTATCGTTTGTTACATCTTCAAAATTAAAGAAGCTATCCCTTGCGTTCTCACGGATGTTGAACTGTTTAACGAGAATATCGCGTAATGTTTTTTCGTTCAGTTTCGCTCTTTGGACTTCTTGCCGTAGCATATCAACGGATTTACTTACACCTAAATTCGGATTAGCTTTTTGCCACGCGCTTTCATTGGATATTTCGCTTTTAGAATCTAACTCGTAAAGTAAAGGCAAAACTGTTTCATCCGTGTATTTCCCATCTTCGTAACCGTTGATAATTGAAATATATTCTTGATACTTTGAATCAAAAATACTATCTTGTTCTATATATCCACCAGTGGACATTATCAGCGTTAGCGGCTCGCTTCTCGAATACATACCGCCTTTTACCACGTCATACAAATTTCTATCTTTGATTGCGTGCAGTTCATCCAATGCCATGACAGACGGTGAAAGCCCGTCCATTGAACCGCTGTTTTTTGAAAGTGGAACAAATTTGTTAAAACCGTTCACTTGACATATTTCATTGACTTTAATCTGAAAATATTTTTTCAAAAGCGGCGATGTAGCAATCATCTGTTTTGCATATTCCCATATTATCTTACTTTGTTGGCGGTCAGTTGCCACGCTATAAACTTCTTGCGCGGCTTCTTTTGAAAATAACAAGATATATAAAATGATTGCGGCATTAAGGCAGGACTTTGAATTCTTCCTTCCTACGAATAAGAATAATTCTTTATATTGTCTGCGCTGTGTCTGTTTATACTTAAATCCAAAAAGACATGATATCAACGCTTTTTGCCATAGTTGTAATTTGAATGGTTGCTTGCCGTCTTGAAATTTTGGAATGCAACAAAAATTTTCTATAAAAGATATAGCTTTATTTGCTGATTTTTCATCAAAATAACATTCACTGTCTGCATTGTGTAGATTATTAACAATATGTTTATATACCTTTTTTATTTTTTCACCTGCAATTATGTCTCCGCTGTCAATCATTTTTTGATATTGTTCGATGTAATTCATATTTGCACCTCGAATCACGATATATACGCAAAAAAAGAGTAGGTTTCTCGCCTACTCTTATACTTATATATTTATTTATGTTCCATGTCATACATAAATTTTGCTAACCATTCCATGACAGAGTTAGTTATGTATGACATCGTTATTTCGCAAAAAGTACCGCCGTCACCCTCGCCGATGAGGTCAACAGGATATTCAATTTCAGTATCTACATTTTTCATATAATCTTCTAGGATTGATTTCAGCGTTGCGTTTTTACATTCATCTAGCCAACCTTCTTTTTGCAATTTCGCTATAATTTCATCATTAGAGAATCTCTTTGCCGTACCATTTTCACGAATCATATTGATAGCATCGTCGATTGTATAAAGTGAACATATTGCATTATTTATCATTGTTGCAAATTCATCGTCAATTTCTATCGCCATTTCAATTCTTTCTTGTTCCGTCATTTTGCACCTCTATATATATTATATAAATTTATTACTTAAATTTTTCCATGAACATCTGCAATTCGTCTTTTTCTTCTACTGAAATATTTTTGATAATATCAGATGTTAGCGTTCGTAATGTCACGTTGAATGTTTTCAGCAGGTTATTATATGACTGCAATGCGGATGATTGTTTTGTGCCATATTGATTTTCGCCATTCTTGTATTTTTCCACAACACCAGTTTTATATACCATATTTTGAAGTTCTTCCAGTTGCACCGACATGAATGCTAAATTCTGAATACATTTTAGCGCTAATGCCGTTTCGGTTGCATTTGCCGACTTGAATATATCATGAAGCCGTTGTTCTTCGGCTTCAACTTTTGCTTTTACCTCTAACTGCTTTTTTGTCATTTTATCACTTCCTTTTGTAAAAATAAATTTGTAAGAATAAATGTAACAAATGTTACAACACCGCATACTTGAACTAGGATATCACACAAAAGAGGGCGGCTCAGGTCTTACAGCCACAAGGCTTTTCGGCATTTATGGGGGGCTTGCGCGTATATATGCTTGAAAGTGTCAGCTTCGCGACTGTCTGCGCTGTTACCCGTCAGCCGTTTAGCTTTGCTTGCAGTCGCTTGATGTGTGCTCGTTGTTCATTGGTGTACTCCTTGCGTGCCTTGGCATCGTCTTGTGTTTGCGCCTCTATGATGTTACCATCCGCATCGAAGCTATACCGCTCTTGTTCTCTTCTGTAGTTCCTTCCATGCACTTCATCATGACATTGATTGCAGAGTGTTATTAAGTTATCTGGGTTCAATGTTATGTTTGGGTCATTTATATTCATCGGCGTAAGTTCGACAATGTGATGAACTTGATTGCTGTCGTGTTGTCCACAAATTCTACATATATAAAAATCTCGCGTTAAAACAAAATGCCGTATCTTTTGCCATCGTGTACTATTATATAATTTCTTGCTAAATTTCTTTGCCATAAATTACACCCTCCGAAATTATCTGTCTATATTTATTACATTAAATATTATAGAACTTCTCTAGCGATATTTCTTTTATTTCTTTCTCTTTTAACACTCTCGCACCAAAATAACTATATTCGTGCGTATTTTTAGTATTTCGTTTTCCTTCTTCTAAAAGATATAGTTTATCAATTAGATAATCATAGCAATATAACTTCTCTTTCTCTCCGCGTCTAATCAACGCTTCTATCTCATCGTCTGTATAATTTTTATAATTCTTTACTTTACTAAATGGGTTTCTTGTAGTTATTCTCATCTTCATCAACTCATCTGTTTTTGTAGTGTTGGAAATATTGAATCTAAAATCTCAAATATCTTGTCTTTCTTCACATCCAATATCTCTGCTGTATATTTTATCGTATATCCCAACTCAAAAACATAATATATAACAACACGTTGATTATTTGTTAAATATCGTTGTTCTAGCATTTCAATATCATAAAGTAATTCAACTGCTCTAAAATTTCCTTGGTTTTTCATATCTATTAAAGTTCTTTTATTTCTAATAAGTCTATATAGATATTCAGCCGTGTAATCCATATCAAAATCTATATCTTTATTCATTTTTCCTGCACCTCCAATCGCTTCCATTTTTCATTAAATATCTTTTCTAGCTCTCGCTGTCTACGCTTTACTTCTTGTTGCTGTTCTTGCTGTTGTTGGATATATTTCATTTGATTAGCAATATGTTCTTTTTCTTCCCAAAAGCCGAAAATTATATAAAATATTCCACCAAAAAATAATCCCGTCAATATTGCTGTTATCATTACTTATCACCATTTATTTTTATTAAATATTCTTTCCTTGTTTTGTAACTACCGTGTCTATTCATTGTCGTTTTTAATTCTGTCTCAAATAGTATTTCATAGTTTACATTTTGTGGCAATGTCTGCTCACTTACGAGAACGATGTTATCCTTTGCCAACTCTTTTGCTTTATTCCAAAACTTTTCATAATCAAATTTAACTTTATATTTCTTTGTGTTTTTATATGGAGGGTCAATATAAATTAGCGCATTTTTTATATTAATATCAAATACATTTTTGTTGACTATATCTATTTCAGAAAAATCTTGTTTGCTGATATTATTATAACATTCCTTTACACGATTTCTTTTACTTGTCTCCTCATTTACAAATCCGTTGAAAAATGAACATCCGAATGTGGTAAAGAATCCAATAAATCCTGCATACCATTCAGTTACTTCTTTGTTATTTATAACTTTATCTTTTGTGTGTTCATAATCCTCTTTTGTTATTCTTCCCATCTCAAATAAATCTGGTTTATTATATTTGAATTCATTTAACAATGCGATAAGATATTTATTATTATCGTATGCAAGTAATTCCTTCGCTTTTATTGGATATTTTGGATTAGCAATTATATTACATCCTCCACAACAAGCATCCACAAAAGTATATATATTGTTTTCTTTAATAATTTTATTTATAATCGGATTCATGTATTTTGCCAATCTTGCTTTGCTTCCTTGATACATCATTTACTTTCATCTCCGAAAAATTCATCTATAACAATATCTTGAATATCCTTGTCTATGCCGAAATTACTCATCGTTGCCCTATATATCTCTTTTTTATAATCCAAATTGAATAGTTCATCCCACAAATACATTTTTATTTTCAACGCATCATTTACATTATCGAATCTGCCGAATGTCTTTGTTTTGCCGTCCATCCGCGCTTGTAATACATACTTCTTGCCGTTAATGAATATATTTTTATATCCTGTTCGGTTATTTGCTTTAATGCCTTGATTCCTTGCGTTTGCCGCTCTCGTGCAGATTCTAAGATTCTCACGCGTGTTATTATTTTTGTTGCCGTCGATGTGGTCTGTAGGATTTTCAGTATTATTATTAGTTATATATCTATGTAAATATAATTTCTTATTTTTATTATATGCGTACCAATATCCACTTTGTTTATCTTTTCTCCATTTATATTTGAGAACTCTATTCACATCTTCGCTCGAAACAGTAAATTTATTGCTTCCAACTCTAAATATAGCCATTTTATTATCACCTTGTTTATATTTATTACCTTATTTATTTCGATAAACCATTTAACGCCGCTATCTCTTTATTATTTCAATGCGTGTAATTCATCTTTTTCTATAAATGTAATATCTTATATTTTACAAATTATTTCTTGTTGTCTCCGTAGAAAAAAATTTGTAACGCTTGAATCGCCTATGTCTTTGTTTTATTTCTATGCGTGTGCGTTTATTTTTTGTTTTCCTTTTCTATAGATATAATAGATATATTTTGATAAATTATTTCTCGATTTTTGTTTTTTGAGAATCTATTGCGCCGTTATTTTTTTTGTTTTATTTCTCGCGCTGTGTTCTCTATAGATGTAATAGCGGTGTTTTGGTAAATTATTTGCCTATATCTAAAAAAATGAAATTTAATAGGCGCATAGCTTTTATGCCGTGCGCCTTATATTTATGTGTATCAGAGTCCGTGTGTACGCTTGTATGCTTGTTGGAATGCCATATTGATAGGCTTTGCTTCTTTATATGTCAATTCATTCGCCAACTCAACAAGTTCATCCATTTTTGGGGGAAGATTTTTGACTGTTGTAAAAGTTGTCCGCACGCCATTTTTATAATAGTAGCCGCGCAAATAGTTCCAGTTGCAGGAACATTGGAGATAAAACCGAAAGCTATAGTTGACTCCTCCGAAATTAAATTCGCGGCGTTCAACATCGTTTTCGGCTTCTGCTTGCCGACGTTCAGCGGCACGGAAAAACGGCTTGTTGTAACGATATTTATACAGTGCCATGATTCCTGCAATCCTTGTGATATTATCTTTCAAAAGCTGAAAGCCATTTTCAAGATGAAAATGATAATCAAATGATGTACTTTCTTGGCATGAGCATCGTGACATATTTTTTGCAATATCATCAATCATTGTTGCCTTTTTCTTTTTGCTATATTTCTTCATTTTTTAACACCTCATTATAAATTTACATTATCTTTTTTCTATAAGTGTAATAGAATTGAGTTGGTGATTTATTTTTTGTTTTCATTTATCACACCTCTAAATAATCCATGAACATATTCCTCATTCTCGAACTAGGTATATATAAATAAACCTTCTCGCCCTTTCTCATCGCTGAACGGCAAACAAACTGAACCAACATGGATAAAGCCCAATCATCTTCATTGACTGTTATGTTCTGCTGTTGGAAATACTGTTTGAGTAATGGATTGAAGAATAAATTGCACAGATAAAATATATAATGGCAGTGTTGGTATTTGTTAGTTGCACGGCTGTTGAGTTCCACGAAGGAGCTTTTAGCACCGTTGATATATACTTTTGTGCGGCTAAACGCCGCCTTGTATGTTGTCCAAATTAAATCATTGGCTTTAATTTTTTTGTGTTCCATACTTGGCATCCGTTACGAAAGATATTGTATGCTTTACTTTTGATAATTTCCGCGTTTGTAGCTACGCTTTCGCCGTTTTCGTGCTTTGATAACCATGCTTTTGATAGTGCCGTTCTACGCTCTCCTGCGCCATTATATTTCTTTCCTTGGAGGAGACTAAACAAATTCTTATCAATCTTGTTATATTGGTACGGTGCTAGTTGATGATTGTCGAGGCTATATTTTTGCCACGTTAAACCACATGATTTGAAATACATCGCCATGAGTTGACAATCAAAAAGGTAAGTCATTACATATACTTCATTGAACTGATTAAAAATATCGTGTGGGAACTGCCAAAATAGACCTGCCGTCTGATTTGATTTTTGGTCATTAAAAACATAAAGGTTTCCGTTATCCGCATAGCGTTTATACTCATCGTATTTACCGCGATAGTTTTCATCATTCCATGTTACTTTATTGTTGGAATCCACTGTAATGTAGTTATTGCAAATATTATCTAAGTCATATTTGGTAATTGAAATCTGCTCAATTACATCTAAAACCTCGTCAATAATCAGTGTATAATCGTTAGCTTGTAGTAGTTCCACAATGTCAGCGTCCAATGACTTAAATAATTGGTGAGTGGTTGCGATGTTTGCGCCACGTGTCAGTAGTCTGATAAGGTTAGCCCGTTTGGTACTATCATCGGATTTATTAGGTAATTCCATTGAAGGAATTTCCTTTTGTATGCGTTCTGTTTCCTTAATAAATGGTGTAACGTAAATGTATTGTTTTCCTTCTGTGATTCCCTTTTTCATTTCGTTTATGGCGTACGTTGTCTTACCTTTGCCGCATATATCGTCGATAACTTTGATTTTCATTGCATATTTGCACCTCTGTTTTTCTTTGTTCTATCTATTAAATAAACTGAATTTTGCGTTTTATTTCTCGATTTTTAGATTTATTTTTTTTGTTGTTCCTTCGTCAGTCATTCCGATGTTACGCGGCTGAACGCCTACGGCT